GGTGCCGCTCTCGCCCGAGAAGCGCTACGCGGTCAACCAGGATGCGGAAGTCGTCATCCTCGGCTGGGCCGGCAACCTCACCTGCTCTGGCGCCCAATTTTGCGGACGGGCGAAATTTGATTGAGGTAAATCCCACTGCTATGCTGTCTTCCTCTACCGGAGGATTTATGCCAGGTGGCGGCGGACCGCATCGCATTCACAATCTGGTCGGGCAGAGGTTTGCCAGGCTGGTTGTGTTGGAATTTCACTCAATTTCGCCCAACAATGGCGCAAGATGGCTAGCGAAGTGCGATTGCGGCAACACCACAGTAGCGTATGCCTCTGGCATGAAGCAGGGGAGCACGAAATCCTGCGGGTGCTACAACCGCGACCGAATGACCAAGCACGGCATGGAGGGCTCCAAGGTTTACGACGTTTGGTCCTCCATGTTGTCTCGATGCAGAAACCCAAATCACCCGTCGTGGAGAAACTACGGTGGGCGCGGGATTTCGGTTTGTGAGCGGTGGGAGAAGTTCGAAAACTTCCTTGCCGACATGGGCCAGCCGACTGGCGTTCTAGATCGAATCAACAACGATGGCCACTATTCGCCAGACAACTGCCGTTGGGCGACTTGGAGCCAATCCAACAAGAACAAACGACAACCAAACCACAACTACAAGGAATAACAACCATGGCTTACTCTACTTCCTGGGTTCCGCTTACTCCCGTCATCGGCCTGCAGCCCATCGCCGAGGTATCCACCACTCAGAATCACCCGCTCGGCCTCATCGTCCAGTGCGAGGACAAGGGCTCGAACGCCAACGGCGTGGGCGAGTTCATCTACGTCAAGGGCGTCACCAACGGCGCGGTCGGCTCGTGGGTGGGCATCGCGGCCGATGACGGCTCTACTGTCCTCGCGGTCGCCAACGGCATTCACCCCCTCGTGGGCGTGCTGATGTCGGCGCTCGACGCCTCCACCGACTACGGCTGGGCGCAGATCACCGGCAAGGCCGTCGGCAAGTGCCTCGCCTCCTACGCCGACAACGGCGATGTCTACCTGACGGCCACTGCCGGCAGCGTGGATGACGCTGACGTGGCTGGCGATTTCGTCTCTGGAGCCAAGGGCGCTTCGGCGATCGACGGGCCGGCGACCGGCATGGCTGAGTTCGAGCTGAGCCGCCCATTCGTGCGAGACGGCCTCGACAACTGACGCCGTTAGGCGTTGGGCTCCCCTACGCGTGGGTGGGGGAGCCCGTAGTACCCACGAGCTCACGCGAAGAGGTGACAGATGCGAGGAATTGGCGAAGGCTGGGACGATGCCGCGGGACTGGGGCAGCGCGGAGGCGAGCCGGATGCTTGCTTCGTGCGCTTCGGCATCCACCCCAAGGAGGACGCAGCGGCGAGCGCGAAGGAAGGCCGTCCCATCTACAAGGAAACCGAGTACGTCGAAATCATGGTGGCCGGCGACAAGCAGAACGTCGTGCACAGGCCGGTCACCGAGAAGGACAAGAAGCGGTTCCGTCGCCAATACGAGGACTGGAAGCGCAACGCGGCCCAGGCGGCCGAGGGCACTCCGCTCGAGCAGTGGCCGTCCATCAGCCGCAGCCAGGTCGAGGAGCTTAGGTACTTCAACATTCGGACTGTGGAGCAGCTTGCGGCTCTCTCGGACGGCAACGCGGCCATCGTCGGCCCCGTGCTCTCCCTGAAACAGAAGGCGGTCGACTTCCTGGCCGCCGCGAAGGGCACCGGGCACCTCACGTCGCTTCGCGCCGAGCTGAGCGCGAAGGACAACCAGATCGCCACGATGGCGGCGCAGATTGCGGCGCTCCAGGAAACCGTGGACTCCATTCGCTCCGAGCGAGGCGACGACAAGCCGCGCAGGGGCCGACCTCCGAAGTCTGACTTGGAGAGCTGATGCCAAATTACGATACCGTCCTGAACCTCGTATCCGACGCCGCGGTAGAGCTGGGGCTTGGGGCGGTATCGGCTGTTTACGCCAGCACTGACGAGAACGTCGTGATGCTGCGGACGCTGCTCAAGTCGTCGGGTCGCCAGTTGCTCGCCGATCACTCCTGGCTGATGGCTGCGAAGGAGCACACCTTCACGTCGACCGCAGCCACGAGCTACACCCTGCCCGCCGATTTCGGCCAGTACATCGACGGCTCGGCGTTCAATCGCACCCAGAAGTTGCCAATCCAGCCGCTCACGGTGCAGCAGTGGCAAGCGCTGAACGCCCTCTCCGTGCAGATGGGCCTCGGCGTGCTGATGCGTCCAAAGGACCTGACACTTTCTCTGTGGCCCACCACCAACACCGGCGAGTCCTTCGCCCTCGAATACAAGTCCACCTACTGGGTGCGCGCCACGGCGTCGAGCGCCCCGGACAAGGCGGCACCGACGGTTGACACTGACGTTGTACACCTCGACGCCCTCTTGATCGTCAAGGCGCTCAAGCTGACGTTCCTGCGCAACCGGGGATTCGACACCACGTCGGCTCAGCAGGAGTTCGACGCGGCGCTAGACGCGGTTCGAGGCGCGCTCGCCGGCAGCGGCCAGACCCTCTCTGTCACCAGCGGAGTCAATTCCATCGGCAATCCCTCGGCAGTCTCCACCGCTGGCGCAGTCTACGGGTGAGCGATGCAGCGCAAACTCCGCAAGCAGCCCAAGCGCCAAACCACGGAGACGGCCGTCATTCCCGCGCCTGTCGGCGGAATCAACACGGTGGACGCTGGGCCGGCGATGCCGCCGGGCGATGCCATCTACTGTTACAACATGCTCGCAGCTGACTACGGCCTTCGCACCAGGCTGGGCTACCGCGAGTGGTGCACCGGACTCACAGGGGCGGCGGACAATGAGGTGCGCAGCATCTTGCCGTTCGCCGGCAATGCCGTAGGCGACGCTCGCTTGTTCGCGGCCACGTCGAGCGGAATCTGGGACGTGTCTAGCTCGAGCGCGGCACCGTCGATGGATGTGACGTTCCCCTCGACCGTTAACGACGCCGGGCGCATGTACGGCACCGCGTTCGCGACTCCGGGCGGCCGGTTCCTGGTGGTGTGCGACGAGGAAAACGGGCTCTACACGTACACAGCCTCGACGACCACATGGCTCAAGGTGACTGCCGGCGTGACTCAGGCATGGGCGGCCAGCACCACTTACCTGATCGGCAACCAGGTGGTGCTCGGCGGGAACATCTACATTTGCGATACCGACGGCGTGTCTGCGTCGAGCGGCGGCCCCACGGGCACCGGGACGAACATCGTCGATGGCACCACGCGCTGGGACTACGTCTCCGCCGTCGGCACCAACACGATCGGCGCGTCGCTCGCCGACCAGCAGGCCGGAATCACCTGCGACCCTGCGAATTTCATGTTCGCGACGGTGTGGAAGAACCGGCTCTGGTTCGTCGAAGAGGGCACCGCTCGAGCCTGGTACATGCCCGTTGGCCAGCTCTACGGCACGGCGACGAGCATCAACTTCGGCGTGCGTTTCAAGGGCGGCGGGCACCTCGTTGGCCTCTATTCGTGGAGCTACGACGGCGGAAGCGGCATGGACACGCTGCTTGTGGCCATCTCGAGCGCCGGAGACGTGGCCATCTACCAGGGGACGGACCCGTCGAGCGCCAGCACTTTCGGGCTCAAGGGAGTCTGGAGCGTCGGCGGCGTGCCTGCTGGCCGGCGCGTGGCCACCGACTACGGCGGAGAGCTCCTGGTGCTCTCGAGCCTCGGCGTGGTGCCGCTGAGCAAGCTGGTAGTGGGCGGCGCAACCGAGGCGGCCGGGCTCTACGCAACGGCCAAAATCTCCAACCTGTTCTCTCGGCTGATGCAGTCGAGGCGCAACCTGGACGGCTGGGCCGTGCACATCCATCCGACCGACAACGCCCTGATGGTGCTGGTGCCTGACGCATCCGGTGGCCCAGGCGAACCGCTCGTGATGGCCATGGGCACCAAGGGCTGGACTCAGTACCGGGACCTGCCGATCATCTCGGGCGAAACCTGGGGCGGCGAGTTCTACTTTGGGACCGACGAAGGCAGCGTCTGCTGGAATACGGACTACATCGACGGCGTGACGCTAGCCGACCCGAATGTCTACTCTGAAATCCAGTGGAGCGTGCTGACGGCGTTTCGCGACCTCGGCAACGCGCGGCAGAAGCGGCTGCACATGATACAGCCCAAGATTCTGTCCAGCTCAGCGGCCCCGACGGTCCAGACCACGGCGCGCTTCAACTACAATTTCACTGAGCCGGCCAACCCTAGCCCGAACCCAGCAGGACTTGCCGATGCCTGGGACGCCGGAGTGTGGGACGCGGCAATCTGGGGCGGCGAGTTCTCCCCGTACATGCCGATCCAGGGCGCCGCCGGCATGGGCCGAGACGTGGCAATCGCCGTGCGAGGTCGGGCCACCTCGAAGACAACGCTCGTGGCGCTCACCGTGTTTTTCGAGCAAGGTGGCGTGCTTTGATGATCGTCTCTTCGGCAAACCAGGAGGCCCTCGACTGGCTCTCGGCTCGCGCCGGGTGCTGGCTCTCGCCCAAGGCGCGCGGCGTGGCGGCCATCGACGAGCGGGGCGTGCGCGGCGTCGTGGGATACGATCTCTGGACCCCGAATTCCTGCCACCTCCACGTGGCCATTGACGCTCCGATCGTGGCCCGGCGGCTCATGTGGCCGGCGCTCTCGTACCCATTCCAGCAGCTCGGTCTCGGGCTGGTGCTCGCGGTGCTCCCGGACGGCACCGGGCCGTCGCGTGGCCTGCTCGCCAAGGTCGGATTCAAGGCCGTGAGTCGCATCCGCGATGGTTGGGAACACGGTCAGGACATGGTATTTTTCCAGCTAAGGCGTGAGGAATGGCTCGCGCGGAGGACGGCCTGATGGGAATCGAATTCGGCTCTGTGGCGCAACCGCAGCCCTACGCACAGCAGCAGGACACCGCCAAGGATGCGGCGAACGCGCAGGCGGCGGCCTCTCAGGCCAACGTCGCCGCGCAGACGCAGGCGAACCGTCCCAACGTCTCCACGCCGTTCTCGCAGACGCAATGGAGCCAGGACCCGTCTGGCAACTGGACAATGAACCAGTCTCTCTCGCCACAGGTCCAGGCGGCCTATGGGCAGATGACGCCGTTCTCCTTCGATCAGTTCGGCCAGATGCCCACCGGCGAGGGCGCGCGGCAACAGGCCATCTCCGCGGCATACGATCAGTCGGCGAGCCGGCTCAATCCGCAGTTCGCCCAGCGGGAGGAGCAGCTCCGGGCGCAACTGGCGGCCCAGGGGATCGACCCAAACTCCGAGGCCGGTCGAGGCTCGATGGCGCAGCTCACGGCCTCGCGCAACGACGCATTCGGTGGCGCGATGAATTCGGCCATCATGCAGGGCACGCAGGCCGGGGAGTCGATGTTTCGCCAGGGCATGCAAGGCCGACAACAGGCCATCTCTGAGGCGCTCCGCCAGCGCGCCATGCCGATGTCCGACCTTCAGGACCTCATGGGATTCACGCAACAGCAGCCCGAGTTTGCCAAGGCCGGACAGGCGCAGGCTCCAGATCTTCTCGGCGCAGAGTTGGGACGCCTCGGGATCGAGCAGCAGGACAAGCAGGCGTACATGGAGG